ACATTTAATGACAGTGCTACTAGGAATGCTCGGACTTGGTGGCTTAAGAACATACGAAAAAATAAAAGATAGAGTAAAATAATTAATAATCAATTAAATTTAATCAAATGAGTAAAGTAAAAAAAATAGACACAGACGTAGTTAAAAAAATTACCGACGAACAATTAGAAACGGTTAAAAAACACCAACAAGATTTAAACAAGTCTTTAACTAATATCGGTTTTATAGAAACACAAAAGCATTCGCTGCTTCACGAGTATGCTGGTCTGGTAGAAGATATTGAATCTTACAAAAAAGAACTAGAAGAACAATACGGGGCTATCAACATTAATATTGAAGATGGTACGTATACTGATATTGAAAAAGAGAAATAGTGAGTAAAGTCATTAGAAAAATCAGCATAGGTTCTGATTATAAAAATGATGCTATGCATTATGCTGTATCTCAGCAAGTATATGGAGGACATACTATTTCAGCTATTATCTTTGAAGAGTCTGAACAATCGTATAACATATACATAAAAAAAGACAATGAAGTGTTGCCTTGGAAAAAGTTTAATAGAAACATGGCAATATCAGTTGAATATGATTTAGAGTATTAATGAATAGTGTTTACGAGTTTATAATTAAACCTGTAGGGAATAGATATAGCAATGAATTAACTGTTGGTGATAAAAAGCTAATAGTTAATTCTAGCATATCTAATCATAAATTTGTTAATAGAGAAGCAGAAATAGTTGCTTTGCCTTTAGCTTTTAAAACAAAATTAAAGGTAGGTGACAGAGTGATTGTTCATCACAACTTATTTAGAAGATACTATAACATGAAAGGAAAGTCTGTTAATAGTACTAAATACTTTAAAGATGATTTATACTTTGCTTCTTTGAATCAAATATATATGAAAAAAACAAAAGACTCATGGGAAACTTTAAATGAGTATTGTTTTATAAAGCCTATAGTCAATAAGAGTTCATCTAGTTTAAAAAAACTAAAACAATGTGTTGGTATAGTAAAATACGGAAACAGCACGTTAGAAGCTCTTAAAATACATAAAGAAGATTTAGTTGTTTTTAAGAAAAATAGAGAGTTTGAATTCTTAATAAACAATGAAGTTGTTTATTGTATGGAATCAAATGATATTTTATTAAAAGATGAACGTAAAGGAAACGAAACTGAATATAATCCAAGCTGGGCAAAAAGCAGTTGAGGAATTAATAAAGGTAGCAAAAGAAAAGATCGTTGACTCAGAAGATGATATTTCAGCTGACAGACTTAAAAATGCTGCCGCCACTAAAAAACTAGCTATATTTGATGCTTTTGAAATACTTAGTAGAATAGAAGCTGAAGAAGCTGCTTTAAATGGAACTACAGTTGAAGAAGCTGCAGTTAAAAAATCTTTTGCTGGCTTTGCAGAAGGAAGATCTAAGTAATGTATAAACAAAATTTATATAGCGTAATTGAAGACCATATAAAGCCAAAAGTTTTAAATAGACTTAATAGGCTTAAAAAATGGGAGTATGGTTATAATAATGACCATGATATAGTAGTTATAAGTAAAACTGGTCAAATAGGTGAAATCTATGAGATACAGAATTTAAAAATAGCATTACCATTAGCAGAAAAAGTATACAAAAGATCTAACAAAGAAAAAGATCAATACTGGGAACAATTTAAATATCCTGTTGAACTTAAAAAAATTCAAAGTGTATTTGATTGGAATGGTTATCCAGATGAGTTTAAAGAAAAATGGTATGAGTATATTAATGAAGAGTTTGTTAAACGTGAAGAAGGTTTTTGGTATTACAACAAAGGCGTTCCTACTTATATTACTGGTACTCATTACATGTACTTGCAGTGGACCAAGATTGATGTTGGGAGGCCAGATTTTAGGGAATCAAACAGATTATTCTATATATTCTGGGAAGCTTGCAAGGCAGATACAAGATGCTACGGACTGTGCTATCTTAAGAACAGACGCTCAGGCTTCTCTTTTATGGCTTCGTCAGAGACAGTTAACCAGGCAACAATATCAAGAGACGCTAGGTTTGGTATATTATCTAAATCAGGAGCTGATGCGAAGAAAATGTTTACCGATAAAGTTGTACCCATATCAATCAACTATCCGTTCTTTTTCAAGCCAATACAGGATGGTATGGAACGTCCAAAAACAGAATTATCATATAAAGTACCATCAAAAAGACTTACCAGAAACTCGATTAAAGACTCCAGCGAGGAGATCCAAGACGGGCTCGACACAACGATCGACTGGAAGAACACGGGCGATAACTCGTATGATGGAGAAAAATTAAAGTTATTAGTACACGATGAATCTGGTAAATGGGAAAGACCAGATAATATATTAAACAACTGGAGGGTAACTAAAACAACATTACGACTAGGTAGAAGAATAGTAGGTAAATGTTTAATGGGATCAACATCTAATGCATTAGAAAAAGGTGGAGGGAATTTTAAAAAGCTATATGAATCATCGGACGTTACGCAAAGAAACCGAAATGGACAGACTAGCTCAGGACTATATAGTTTGTTCATACCTATGGAATGGAACTACGAAGGATACATTGATACTTATGGCTTACCTGTCTTCGACACTCCAAAAAAACCTATAAAAGGTATTGATGGTGAATATATTGACATAGGTGTTATATCTCATTGGGAAAACGAAGTAGATGGTTTAAAAGACGATCAAGACGGTTTAAACGAATACTATAGACAGTTTCCAAGAACAGAAAAACACGCTTTTAGAGATGAAGCTAAAGAATCTTTATTTAATTTAACTAAAATATACGAACAAGTTGATTATAATGAAGATTTACGAAATACTAATGTGGTTACACAGGGTAATTTTCAATGGGAAGGTGGAATTAAAGATACTAGGGTATTGTTTATTCCAAACAAAAATGGCAGATTTTTAGTCAGTTGGGTGCCTTCAGCTAATTTACAAAATAGATATTATTTAAAAAACGGTTCTAAATATCCTGGCAATGAGCACTGTGGTGCTTTTGGATGTGATAGTTATGATATATCCGGTACTGTAGACGGTAGAGGCTCTAAAGGAGCTTTACACGGTTTAACTAAGTTTTCAATGGAAGACGTACCGCCTAATTTATTTTTTTTAGAATATATATCAAGACCACAAACAGCTGAAGTATTTTTTGAAGATGTTTTAATGGCATTAGTTTTTTATGGCATGCCTATATTAGCTGAAAACAACAAACCTAGATTATTATATTATTTAAAAAGAAGAGGTTATAGAGGTTATTCAATGAATAGACCAGATAAGGTTTTACATAAATTATCTATAACAGAAAAAGAAATAGGTGGAATACCCAACTCAAGCGAAGATATAAAGCAAGCTCATGCGGCTGCTATTGAAGATTATATAGAAAATTATGTTGGTTTACAAGAAGATGGAACTTATGGAAATGTATATTTTCAAAGAACACTAGAAGATTGGGCTAAATTTAATATAAATAATAGAACAAAACACGATGCATCTATTAGCTCTGGTTTAGCTATGATGGCATGTAACAAAAATAGATATACACCTGTGGCAAAAAGAACAGTTTCTAAAGTGTCTTTAGGTTTTAGAAAATACAACAACTCAGGAGCAAATTCAAAAATAATATAAATAAATGGTCTATACTAGTAATAACAGCATCTTTCCAGATCAGGTTGTACCTGAAGAAGAAAAGAAATCATTTGAGTATGGTTTAAAGGTGGGTAATGCTATAGAACAAGAATGGTTTAGAAATAATAGTGGCCAAAATAGGTTTTCTTATAATTTTCAAAACTTTAATAGACTACGATTGTACGCTAGAGGTGAGCAGCCTATACAAAAATATAAAGATGAATTATCTAATAATGGTGATTTGTCTTATCTTAATTTAGACTGGAAACCAGTACCTGTTTTATCTAAGTTTGTAGATATAGTAGTAAATGGTATGACTGAAAAAGGTTATGAAATAAAATCTTTTGCATCAGATCCTTTTGCTTTAAAACAAAGAACTGATTATGCTTCTAATGCTTTGCGAGACATACAAAATAAAGCGGCAATAGATAAATTAACAGCAGCAACAGGTCAAAACTTTTACGCGTCAACAGATCCGGATAATATTCCTAGAGATAAGAATGAACTAGATGTAATGCTACAACTGGATTATAAACTTAGTGTAGAAATTGCAGAAGAAGAACTTATTGAAAATGTTTTAAACGCAAACAAATTTGAAGAAGTTAAAAAAAGATTAGCTTATGATCTAACAGTTTTAGGTATTGCGGCTAGTAAAACAAGTTTTAATTTATCTGAAGGAATAACAATTGATTATGTTGATCCTGCTAATTTAGTTTACTCTGCAACTGATGATCCTAATTTTGAAGACATTTATTATGTTGGAGAAATAAAAAGTTTAACGTTGGCTGAAATAAAAAGATTGTTTCCAAATTTAACAGACACTGAACTAGATCAAATACAAAAATATCCTGGCCGTCAAAATTATGCTAGAAGTGATTGGCAAGTTCAAAGCGATCCAGAACAACATCAAGTTTTATTTTTTGAATATAAAACATATCAAGATCAAGTATTTAAAATAAAACAAACAGAACAAGGTTTAGAAAAAACATTAGAAAAACCAGATACATTTAATCCGCCTCCTAGTGACAACTTTGAAAGAGTGTCAAGATCTATAGAAGTATTATATACCGGAGCAAAAGTTTTGGGTATGGGAGATACAATGTTAGAGTGGAAACTTGCTGAAAACATGACAAGACCCTATGGTGATACTACTAAAGTTAATATGAACTATTGTATATCTGCACCAAGAATGTATCAAGGTAGAATAGAATCTTTAGTTAGTAGAACAACTGGTTTTGCTGACATGATTCAAATAACACATCTTAAGCTACAACAAGTGTTAGCTAGAATGGTGCCGGATGGAGTTTATGTAGATGTAGATGGTTTAGCTGAAGTTGATTTAGGTAATGGAACTAATTACAATCCAGCTGAAGCTTTAAATATGTATTTTCAAACAGGTACTATTGTAGGTAGGTCTTTAACTCAAGATGGCGAGCTAAATAGAGGTAAAGTGCCAATTCAAGAACTTCAAAGTTCTTCTGGTATATCTAAAATACAAGCTATGATTCAAACATATCAGTATTACTTACAAATGATACGTGATGTTACTGGATTAAACGAAGCAAGAGATGGAAGCACTCCAGATAAAAACGCTTTAGTTGGTTTGCAAAAACTAGCTGCCGCTAATTCTAATACGGCTACTAGACATATACTTCAGTCTTTAATGTACATTACAATAAGAACATGTGAAAATATAAGTTTAAGAGCTGCTGATGTACTTCAGTTTCCTTTAACCAAAGCTTCTTTATTAAATAGTATAAATTCATTTAATGTAGCTACGTTAAACGAAATAGATGATTTGCAATTGCATGATTTTGGGATATTTTTAGAGTTAGAACCAGATGAAGAAGATAAAGCTCAATTAGAAAAAAGTATACAAATAGCGCTTCAATCTGGAGGTATAAAACTATCTGATGCAATAGATATTAGAGAAGTTAAAAATATTAAGTTAGCTAATTCACTACTTAAGTTTAGACAAAAACAAAATGCAGAGGCAGAACAAGCTGCTCAAATGGCTAATATTCAAGCACAGGCACAGGCTAATGCTGAATCAGCTGAAAAAGCCGCCGCTGCTGAAGTTCAAAAACAACAAGCGCTTGCTCAAACTACGGTTCAAATAGAGCAAGCTAAATCTCAGTTTGAAATACAAAGACTAGAGCAGGAAGCTTTAATTAAAAAGCAATTAATGGCTGAAGAGTTTTCGTATCAAATTAAATTAGCTCAATTACAAGTTGATGCTCAAAAACAAAAAGAAAAAGAAATTGAAGATCGCAAAGACAAAAGAGTTAGAATACAAGGAACTCAACAAAGCGAGTTAATAAATCAAAGACAAAACGATCTATTGCCTAAAAACTTTGAATCATCTAATGATAACTTAGATGGTTTTAGTTTAGAGCAATTTACCCCAAGATAAGGAATTATTAATTTTTATTATATTATATTATGTCAGAAAAAGTAAAACAAGAAGGAGAGTTTAAACTAAAAAAGAAAACTCCAACAATTAAAGGTCAAGGAAATGTTATTCCTGAAATTACTAAAGTAGATTTAAGTAAACCACAAAAAATAGAAGAAGATGCCGTTCAAATCGGAGAAACAAAAGAAGTGGCTAATGATAAACGAGCCGGAGATTTACAAAAAGTGGAAAAAGAAGTACGGGAGCAGCCCAGTGTCGATGCTAAAATCGATCTGTCGGAGGTAAATGAATCCCCATTAGAATTAATAGAAGATGAAAACAGTGAGCCTGAAGAGGTCAGAATGGTTGGAGGCACTGAAATTACCGACTCCACACCGGAACAAAAAGAAGTATTACCGCAAGCAGAAACACAAGTCTTACCAGAAAACGTAGATAAGCTAATTAGCTTTATGCAAGAAACTGGTGGAACCATTGAAGATTATGCTAGGTTAAATGCTGATTACAGCAACGTAAGCGGTGAAGCATTATTAAAAGAATATTATAAGCAAGCTAAACCTCATCTTGATTCAGAAGAAATTCAATTTATAATTGAAGATTCTTTTAATTATGATGAAGATTTAGATGAAGCGAGAGACATTCGTAAGAAAAAACTCGCCTATAAAGAAGAAGTTGCAAAAGCTAAAAGCTATTTGGACTCGCTCAAAGATAAATACTACGCAGAGATCAAGTTGAGACCTGGTGTAAATCAAGAGCAACAAAAAGCTATGGACTTTTTCAACCGATATAACGAAGAGCAAGCGGCAAGTAGAGCTAATCACGAAAAGTTTCTAAACCAAACTAAAGAAATTCTTAACGACGACTTCAAAGGTTTTGATTTTAAAGTTGGAGAGAGTAGATTTAGATACGGTATAAAAGATCCTTTAAAGGTTGCCGAGACCCAAGGCGATATTTCTAATTTCATCAAGACGTTCTTGAATGAAAAAGGAGAAATAGCAGACGCTAAAGGTTATCACAAAGCTTTATATGCAGCTCGAAATGCTGATACTATAGCAAATCATTTTTATGAGCAAGGTAAAACCGACGCTATTAAAGATCAAATTGCTAAATCTAAAAACATAAGTACAGAACCTAGAAAAACTCAAGATGGTAATGTATTTGTTAATGGATTTAAAGTAAAAGCAATAAGCGGGCAAGATTCTTCAAAACTTAGAATTAAAACAAGAAAATTTAACAATTAAAAATTAAACTATCATGGCAATAAACCCTACGTTTGGCTCGATTGTACCATCGCAGTCACAACAATTACTACAAACGAACTATTTACAGTTCAATAATGGCACATCTGACTTTGCTCAGCAGTATTTACCTGAGATCTACGAACAAGAAGTAGAGCGTTATGGAAACAGAACTTTATCTGGATTCTTACGTATGGTTGGAGCTGAAATGCCAATGACATCAGATCAAGTTATTTGGTCAGAACAAAACAGATTACACGTTGCTTACGACGGATGTACTAATGACAACGCAAATAATATTGGAATTACAGTTGGAGCTGGCGTTGTAAACGTTATTTCTCCCGGCCAAACTATCGTTCTTATGGACGCTCTTGGAGTTGAATTAAAAGCTGTAGTTACATCTTCAAACCCAACAACTGGTGCTTTGGTTGTAGCTCCTTATACTGCTGCTAATACAGCTGCACTTGCCGATACTGGAATCAAGATTTTTGTATACGGTTCTGAATTTAACAAAGGATCTCAAACTACTAACTGGGATGGATCTGCTGGAGCAATAACAGGAACTACTAATATTAGTATTGACCCTACATTTACTCAGTTTAGTAATTCACCAATTATTATTCGTAGCAATTACAGCATCAATGGATCTGACATGTCTCAAATCGGTTGGGTAGAAGTTGCTACTGAAGATGGTACTTCTGGATACTTATGGTATTTAAAAGCTGAATCTGAAACTCGTTTACGTTTTGAAGACTACTTAGAAATGAGTGTAGTTGAAGGAGAACTTGCTGCTGCAGCATCTGCAGCTTTAGCTGGAGGATTTAAAGGTACGCAAGGTTTATTTGCTGCTATTGAAGCTAGAGGTAACGTTGAAACAGCATTTAGTGGAGCTAACTTAACTGACTTTGATAATATCTTAAAGAATTTAGATACTCAAGGAGCAATTGAAGAGAACATGCTTTTCTTAGATCGTACGACTTCATTAGAAATTGACGACATGTTAGCTGGTATATCTGCTGGAGCTCAAGGAGGTACTGCTTATGGATTATTTGAAAACTCTGAAGAAATGGCATTAAACCTAGGTTTTAGCGGTTTCCGTAGAGGATCTTATGATTTCTATAAGACTGACTGGAAATATCTAAATGATGCGTCTACTCGTGGAGCAACAACTGGAATATCTTCTATTGAAGGAGTATTAGTACCAGCTGGAACTTCTACAGTTTACGATCAAATTTTAGGAACTAATATTCGTCGTCCATTCTTACACGTACGTTATAGAGCTTCTCAAACTGAAGATCGTCGTATGAAGTCTTGGTTGACTGGATCTGCTGGTGGTGCTTTCACTTCTAGTTTAGATGCAATGGATATTAACTTCTTATCTGAAAGATGTTTGGTAGTACAAGCTGCTAACAACTTTGTATTGTTCAAAGGAGCATAAACAATTGGTAGATTTACCCTCGTTGAATCTACGGGGGTATTTCTTACCTTTATTAAACTATTAAATTTTATTATATCATGGCTAAAAAAGAATTAATTAAAGATACATCTTGGGAAGTAAAGGACAGAACGTACTTACTAACTGGGACCAATAAACCGTTAACGTTAAAAATTCCATCAAGACACAACGCAAGACACGCTTTGTTATACTATGATGAAAGTAATAATACACAACGTGAAATAAGATATGCGACTAATCAAAATTCACCATTTAAAGACGAGCAAAATGGAGAAGCAACATTAGGGCATATTGTTTTTAAAGAAGGAAGCTTGTTTGTTCCAAAGAAAAATCAAGTTCTTCAAAAAATATTATCGTTATATCATCCATTAAAAGGAATTATATACTACGAATTAGATGTAGTAGAAGAGGCTAAAGATGAACTTTTAGAATTAGAATTAGAAATTGAAGCATTAAACTTAGCTCAAAACATTGACGTAGATCAAGCTGAAGCTATAATGAGAGTTGAGATTGGATCTAAGGTGTCTGAGATGAGTTCTAAGGAACTTAAAAGAGATTTATTGTTATTTGCTAAACAAAATCCTAAACTCTTTATTACACTAGCTAATGATGATAACGTACAATTAAGAAATTTTGCTATTAGAGCTGCTGAAGCTAGAATAATTAAATTAGCTGACGATCAAAGAACATTTACGTGGGCTTCTAATGGTAGAAAACTAATGACGGTTCCTTTTGATGAAAACCCATACTCAGCTATGGCTTCATTCTTCAAAACGGACGAAGGAATACAAGTATTCCAGTCTATAGAGAAAAAACTCTCTTAACATGTAATATTATAAAGGGAGGTGTAATGCCTCCTTTTATTTTAATAAAAATAACAAATGGCTATAAATGTAAATACAGTATATCAAACTGTCTTAATGATACTTAACAAAGAACAGCGTGGTTATATGACGCCAACTGAGTTTAACAAAATATCTACACAAGTTCAGTTAGAAATATTTGAAAAGTATTTTGATGATCTAAATCAGCAACTACGTGTTCCTCAAGCGGATACAGATTACGCTGATAGACAAGAAAATATAGATGAAAAAATAGCTATTTTTAAAACATTTGGTGACGCTACTTATGTCACTCAAAACGCAAACCTTTCTTATTTTACTTTACCATCTACTGATAGCTATGGAGAAGTAGTTTCTTTTTATAGGATGGGTAATGTTATGTATGATAACGAAAAAATAGTACAAAGATTAGATCGACATGAATTCTCTTACGTTAATAGATCTAAATTAACTAAACCAACCACTTTAAATCCTGTGTATCTTTACGAGAATCAAAAGCTTTTTGTAAAGCCAACAAGTATAACTAGTAATATACAAGTTGATTACGTTAGAAAACCTAAAGACGTTATATGGGGATTTACAACAGGTAATTTAGGTCAATATATTTGGGATGAAAATCCATACACAGGTATTGGTTCTACTGGATCTATTAATTTTGAATTACATGAATCAGAACAATCTGAAGTAATACTTAAAATATTAATATACGCTGGTATAGTTATAAGAGATCCTCAAATAGTACAAGCAGCTGCAGCTCAAGTTCAAGCTGATGAAA